TACGATTAAATTATGAATATATTTTACTTAGATAAAGACCCAGCCGTGGCAGCTGAAATGTCATGTGACAAACATGTGTGTAAGATGATTATAGAGAGTGCTCAGATGTTATCTACAGCACACCGTATGATTGATGGTACAAAGTACACAGGCAAAACAAAAACAGGTCGTAACATCAAAAGGTGGAAACACCCTAATTCAAACTTAGAAAAAACTTTATACTTGGCATGCCATACAGGTCATCCTAGTACATTGTGGGTAATGGCAAGTGCATATCATTACGATTGGTTATACAAACACATGATGGCATTGCACAAACAATGGCAGTTGAGATATGGCCATGTTCTTGACCACAAAACTATTCAGTTATTAGGTGACATACTAAAACATCCACCTAAAAATATACCACTAAATAAGATTGCAACAGAACCAACACCTGCTATGCCAGATTATTGTAAAATACCAGGTGACAGTATTGCAAGTTATCGAAAGTATTATGTTTTCGAAAAACAAAGATTTGCCACTTGGAAAAGTCCGGCAAGTGTACCAGAATGGTACATAGATGGTGTACAGAAAGCACAAGAACAATCGTTAATTTAGGAAGGAACATATAAATGGCAAATGAGTACAACAGAGAACAAACAATCGAAGCAGTTATAGACCATGCAAAAGGTCATATTTCTAAACATAAGATGAATGTAGAAATTTTGATGCAACGACCAGCAGGTATTGGTGAACACGGTGATGTATTGACCGAGATTGAAAAAGAACTAAAAGTAATTGCAGAGTACGATGACCAGTTAGAAGTAATTAATAAATACTTTAAGACTAAGGACCCTTTCAAATCGGAGTAAATTATGCCAATCTACAGTTTTAAAAATACCAAGACCGGCAAAGTCTATGATGATATGATGTCTATTGCTGAAAAGGAAGTTTATTTGAAAAAGAATAAACACATACAACAGATGGTAACTAAGATAAATATATCTAGTGGTGTTGTAGGCGTGGGTGCTATGAGGACTGATAATGGATGGAAAGAAATGCAAAGTAGAATTGCAGAAGCACATCCAGCCTCCGAATTTGCACAACAACATGGTAAACGAACTGCTAAAGAAATTAAAACTCAGGCCGTAGTGAAGAAACACAGAGAACGACAAGCCGCTCAAGCAAAAACAAAAGGTAAATAATATGTCAAAAGATATACCAGATTATATGAGAGGCTTTGATGTCGATGAAGATTGGGGTATGACAGCAGTAAGTAAACCCGCTGAAGGTACGCCAAGTGTTGACCCTAAAATAATTGAAACGAATAATTTAGAATTATCAAAAGTAAAATCAGATGTCGGCGATATTAAGTCGATGATGAATGAGATAATGCAGATTGTAGCCGAAAAGGATACTATTACCGAAGAGGTTACAAACGAAGTATATGAAAATAGATTTAAAGAGATTGAAAAGGTAATATTACCATTCTTATATAATCTTTCTAAATCAGACGAGCCTTATATTCATTGGCCTAACAGAGGTCCAATTATCAAGGCACAGATTGAGAAAATACTCAAACTAACAAGGAAATAAAATGCAAGAGAATTACGATAAATGTTTAAAAGCAATCTTACACCATGAAGGTGGTTATGTAAATCATCCAAAGGATCCAGGCGGAGAAACTAATTTAGGTGTTACTAAAAGAGTTTACGAAGAATTTGGTGGTACAAAAGATATGAAAGAATTAACAGTAGAAGATGTGGCACCTATCTACAAAAAAGGATATTGGGACAAAATGAAAGGTGACGATTTACCTAGTGGTTTGGACCTTTGTGTTTTTGATTTTGGTGTAAATGCAGGACCAGGCCGTAGTGCAAAGTATCTACAAACAATGATTGGTACAGTTGCAGACGGTGGTATTGGACCTAACACATTAAAGGCTGTAGATGCATATGTTGAAGAACATGGTATCGAAAAGGCAGTTGAGAACTTTCAAGAGGCAAGACAAGGTTACTATGAGAAACTAAGTACCTTTGATACCTTTGGTAAAGGTTGGACAAGGCGTGTAACTGAAACAACTGAACTAGCAAAGTCTTTTATTTGAATTGAAAAGCGTCTTAATGATGAAAAGGTTGCAAAGATAAATGCTGAAAGAGAATATTATAACGGTTTACTTACAGGTAAGGGCATATAAGGCTTGCCAAAGTGAATATAATAAGATATAATGTATATACAAACTTAATAATGGAGAAGTAAATAATGGCTAATTTTGTACAGATTGATGAAACGAAGCTGCCTCAAACCAAAGGCAAGCGTACCAATGGTATGCGATTTTACGAAGTTGATGGTCAGGCATATCCGTCTGTAACAACTGTCCTAAATGCACGACCTAAACCAGGTCTTGTAGCATGGCGTAAAAATGTTGGTGAAGAAGCCGCTAAATGGGAAATGGGTCGTGCCGCTAGGCGTGGTTCAGCAACCCATACACTAATTGAGAATTATTTGAAAGGCGAACCAGCATCCACTAGAGATGTATTGCCTTTAGGTATGTTTCGTATTATGAAACCTTACCTTGACCAAGTTGATAACATTCATTGTTTAGAAACTATCTTGGTGTCTAAAGAACTAACACTTGCAGGTCAAGTTGATTGTATTGCAGAATATAATGGTAAGTTGTCAGTGATTGATTTCAAAACTGCCAACAAAGAGCGTAACGATGCTTGGAACAAAAGTTATTATATGCAATGTACTGCTTATGCTCATATGTATGAGGAGATATTTGGTCAGAAGATTGAACAGATTGTTATTATAATGGGTGGCGAAGATGGTTCATCTAAAGTTTTTGTAAAACAAACCAAAGACTATATGGATGACCTCAAAGAAGAGATTAAGTATTTTTACGATAAATACAATAGTGAAAATGCTGAAGCAGCTGCTTCATAAAAGAATTAGTCGATGACGACAAATATGGTAGACATGCTGGACGAGGGTGCAATTCCCTCCAGCTCCACCATAAACACTTGGTCTAGTATCGTGAGAGAAAGGCAAAGTGTTTTTGATGGGGCTGATATAGGATTCGACAGGTGTTGAGAAATTTGTAAGAGATTAATAGGTGGCAACCTTAAATGCTAAATAAACGCAAACGATAATAACTTTGCATTAGCAGCTTAATCACTGCTTAGGGTTTTGGTAGTTTTCCTCGTAACAGAATAAACTACCACTTAATTAATACAATTTCGAAAGGTGAAGATGAACAGTAAAGAATTTAGTTTGATGATAGAAGGAATTGTAAAAGACCGTAGACCTATAACCTATATGGATGCTATCGTACTATATTGTGAAGAGAACAAGATAGAGATAGAGACCGTCACAAGACTTATTTCAAAGGCATTGAAAGAAAAAATACACGCTGAGTGTTTAAATGCCAATCTTCTAAAAGAAAAACCGACAGGAACATTACCACAATGAATATTGAAATTATTGATAAAATGGGAAGTGACCTATCAGTTGTGAACGCAGCTAGAGTGTCCTTCAATAAGAGAAAAACTAAATTTGAAGATAACGATGAGAAGTTAATTAAGTATCTTGCAGAACATAATCATTGGTCACCTTTTGGTCACACAACCTTACAATTTCTAATTAAAGCGCCTGTGTTTGTTGCAAGACAACTTGTTAAACACCAGGTTGGTTTAGTATGGAACGAGGTAAGTCGTAGATATGTTGACGATGAACCACAATTTTATATGCCTTTCATGTGGCGTGAAAGAGCGGCTAATAAAAAACAAGGCAGTGCAGAAACCGAGGTAGAGTTTGATATTACAGACATTACCAAGGCATGTAAAACAGTTTATAATGATATGCTTGATAAGAACATTGCACCTGAAATGGCAAGAATGATATTGCCACAAAACATGATGACAGAGTGGTATTGGACTGGTTCTGTTATGGCCTTTGCTCGTGTATGTAATCTAAGAAACAAAGATGACACACAGGCAGAAACTAGAATGATAACAATGCCAATGGCAAAACACTTAAAAGACCACTTTCCAATGAGTGCGAAATATTTGTTAGATTAATATGTATGGTGGATTCGATGTTTACAAAATTTATTTGGCAGTTAAAAACCATTTTACTGCTAAATCTTATGATTATGAAAGATATGGTGGCAAAGTTAATGTTAAACTTGAAAGCTTTACGAAACGGAATGATAGGCATTTTTTTCATAAGTTATCTCAAAGATTTGATGAGCGAGAGATTGTGGATTATTTTGTTTGTAATTTCATTGTCAATTCTAATAAGTGGATTGGTGACCTAGTAAGGAATGATGGAACAGAAGAGTATAAATCTTGGAAGAAATATAAAGACGCTTATCGTTACAATTTTAGAAGCGATGCTGTACTTTGTTATGATGACTTTTTTTCTAATGGTCTTTCTTTTGATAATGCTTTACAGCCTAATAGTGGGCAGCATCCTAGATTGCTTAAACTTTATCTTAGAAAGAAAATCAACATCCAAAGTTTATACATTATGGACGAAATTATTGGTTTCAGTAAAAAGTGGGACAAAGAAATTAGTGAACGCATTGTATGGCCAGAAGTAAAAAAGAAATTAATAAAAATGAAACCATTTGTGAAATATAATATGGTAGAGATGAGAGAGGTTATGAAGGAGGTATTTGTCAGTGGTTGAAGAAGTAAGAAAGAAATTAGACGATAAGATAAAAGAATTAAACTCTACCAGAGTATTTAAAAAGATTACACCAAAAGGTGACTTATCATGGTATATTAAATGGGTATCAAGTATGTTTATTATTGCCGGTATGGCATTAACAAGTGCAAACATATTTCCTGTTAACATAGTTATTCATGGTATAGGTGTTACCGGTTGGTTGATTGTAGGAATGTTATGGCATGACCGTGCATTGATATTTCTAAACGGTGTTGCTATTTTCGTATATGTAACAGGACTATTAAATCATTATTATGGGAGTTAAAGTGGAAAAGATTAAACAATTTTGGTCATCAAGTTATCAATCAGATAAAGTGGCCTTCTATTTTGAGTTAGCAAGTTTCTTATTTACAGTTGGTGCAAGTTTGACACTTGCCTTTACAGCTGATAATCCAGATATGCGAATAGTATATCCTGGTTTCTTTATTGGTAGTGTAACAGCCTTCTATGCACACTACAGACGCCAACTAGCATGGCCTACTATACTTGTAGGTTACTTTGCAATAGTCAATGTATTTGGATTGGGGGTTGCACATGGCTGGTGGTAAAGTATTCTGTATTGGTAATGGTGAGAGTAGAAAAGGTTTTGATTTAGAAAAACTTAGACCTCACGGCACCATATATGGGTGCAATGCAATATACAGAGATTTTATGCCAGATGTATTAACTGCTGTT